ATATTCAGAATTACAGACACAAATTAGAGATTACACAGAAACATCTAGTGATGTTTTAACAGATAGTATTATTAATGATTTTATAGAGCATGCGGAAAAACGCATATTTAGAGATGTTGATTTGGATGTCTATAGATCTTATCAATTTGCTAGTTTAACCCAAGGGAACTCCTTTGTTACCTTACCAGGTGCTAATACAGGACAATTAGCCTTTATTAGGTCAGCACAGATATATCCTTCATCAGGAACGCCAACACGTACGTATTTAGAGCAAAAAGACATTTCGTACATGAATGAATACTGGCCAGATAGAACATCTCAGGGTCAACCTAAATATTATGCAATGTGGGATCAAGACACAATATACCTTGCACCTACGCCAAATTCCAATTATAATATTGAATTAGCTTTGAACAAGCAGGAGACTGGATTATCCTCAACCAATACAACAACTTGGGTGAGTACAAATGCTCCAAGAGTTCTATTATATGCTTGCTTATCGGAGGCATATAAGTTCTTAAAAGGGCCTGATAATCTTTTAGCTTTCTATGAACAAGGCTATCAACAAGCACTACAAGGCTTGCAACTTGAACAACAAGGTAGAAGAAGACGTGATGAATACTCTGATGGCGTTCTCCGTTTTCCTCTTGAATCGAAACAACCATAAGGAGATAAAAAATGGCAATATCGTCTGCAATATGCAACACTTTTAAGAGGGATCTTTTAAAAGGGTTTCATGATTTTGACTCGTCTGGTGGTGATACCTTCAAGATTGCGTTGTACACATCATCTGCAAGCTTAGGAGCAACTACTACCGCATATAGTACGTCAAACGAAATAACAAATTCATCTGGCTCTGCTTACTCAGCAGGTGGCCTAGCTTTAACTAATAACGGTGTAACAGGGGGTTCTTCAGCATCAACAGCATATGTTGATTTTGCGGATGCTCAATGGACATCAGCTAGTTTCACTGCAAACGGCGCGTTAATTTATAACACGCAAACTGACGGTGGCTCAGGTACAACAGATGCAGTTTGTGTATTAGCATTCGGTGGTGACTTCACAGCATCAAACGGTACGTTTACTGTGCAGTTCCCTGCAGCAAATACAAGTGATGCTATTATAAGAATTTCGTAGGGGGACTAAATGGCTTTAGTCCTCAACGATCGTGTAAAAGAAACCACGACTACCACAGGCACAGGAGCTATAACGCTCGCTGGTGCGGTAAGTTCATTTGAAACTTTTGCTGCTGGTGTTGGTAATAGTAATACAACGTATTATGCTATTGTACATCAAACAGCCAATGAGTTTGAAGTAGGTCTTGGTACACTTAACGGTGATAGCTCAACAATAACAAGAACAACAGTTATATCCAGCTCTAACAGTGATTCTGCTGTCAACTTTTCTTCAGGAACAAAAGATGTATTCTGTACGTTTCCTGCAAGTAAAACAATGGATATGGTGCTTACCACACAAGGTGATGTGCCGTATGCTTCTGCAGCAAATACACCTGCACGTTTAGCATTAGGATCGGCTGGTCAAGTATTACAAGTTAACGCTGGTGCAACAGCTCCTGAGTGGGCTACATCAAGTAGTGTTAGTGCTGGCTTCGTAATTGCAATGTCGGTGGCACTCTGATACAAGGATAATATATGGCACAAGATTTTGAAAACGCAAAAGCAAGAAATATAGGGACCTCGGCTTCGACTATTCTTACAGCTAACTCTGATGATGCAGTTATTGGTATTCGTGTTGCGAATGTCGTAACACAAACAATACAAGTAGACGTGTATATCAGCAGTGGTGGTAATGATTATCACTTGGCTAAAAACGTAAGCATTCCTCAAGGATCTAGTATGGAATTTATTGATGGGGGTGCAAAAGTAAATTTATTAACAGGAGATGCTGTAAAAGTAAAAAGCGATACAGCTAGTTCAGCAGATTGTTGGTTATCGTATATTGACAGCATAAGCACATAAGGAGGGTAAATGGGTTATATTGGACCAAAAAATAGTGATCAATTTAAATCCATGTCTACCCAGACAATTACGGGTAATGGATCAGCAACAACATTCACTCTAACAACACCTGTCGCAAATTCGTCAGAAATAAGATTTGTTGTAAATAACGTCGTACAAAAACCTGACGTTGATTACACAGCAAGTGGCACACAATTATCTACAGGCTCAAATGTATTGGCAGGTTCCGATGCAGCTTATGTGGTAAACATAGGAGCTGCTGTTGGATCACAAACACCATCTGATGGCAGTGTAGATCACACCGCTATCTCAGCATCTTTTAATGGCATGTATTTAAACTTAGCAACAGTAACATCAACAGTTACAATAACCTCTGCACAAAATGCTTTTTTAGCAGGACCAGTAAACT